TTAGCGGTGACGAGTTGTTAACTATGAGAAACATTGTACAACTTACGAAACCAAAACTAGAGGCGCTTCATTCTTTTTTAGAGGATGAACTCAGCGCCCTTAATCACACTACCACTTAACTTTGTTAGCCCAATAGGCCGCAGACATTTTACCCTTCTTAATGTTCTTAGCATGACGAGCTTTGAAAGAGGCTCGTTTCTTTTTCATTCGGTCAGATTCACCCGCCTTGGGTTTTCCTGCGGTGCTTGCCCCCTGTTCTCCAAACCTAATCGTCTTGATTTTGTCACCTTCTTTTGCCACGACAACATGGCTTTTCTTACTGTGCTTGGGGGTACGTTTCGGTTTATTGTATCCACTGACTCCTGCCCTCTCTAGTCTTGAATCTCTTTTCTTTTTAGTTTTGCCGCCCTTCTTGTAGTCGTCTCTCATCGTTTCTTTCCTTTATGTAGTCCATGCTTAGCGTGTTGTTTGCCTTTAGCTGTAGCCTCTCTTTTCTTTTTATTAGCCGCCGCAAGTTTCTTTCTGCCTGCCGCAGTTGATTTGAGTTTCTTTATAGCCTTAGCAGGCGCGTATACTTCGCCAGTTTTACCGCTAGGTTTTCCAGAAGGTGTACGCCACTTTTGCTTTGTCCATTTCTTTAAAGACTTTTGAGATTTTTTAAGTGCCATTATTTTTTATGAACCTTTTGTACTTTAAAATTAGCTTCAAGTGAAGCGCCCTTATGCTTAACAAACTTACCAGTGTGCTTCATTAGATTCATTGAGCCGTCTTTCTGCTTCATCCAGTGATGACCTTTAGGTGCTTTAACTTTCATTTGTACCCGCCTCCTTTAGCTTTGTATTGTTTGGCAAGCATCTGAGCCTTCCGTGCTGACCACTGCCCCGCTTTACCGCCCTTACTTCCTGCCTTAATTTTATTAAATAAGTTCTTACGCATTGTAGGCTTGGTGTAATTGCCTGCTTTGTTTACTGTAGACTTTTTCTTTGTTGCCATTATTTATCCCTCTATTGTGTATACTTTTAGCTTCTGGGATTTTCCTTTAGCTTCTATAGGTGGCAGTGGCTTTAACTTAATACTAGAGCCTTTCCTAGTGCTAAAACCTATCAATACATCTACTCCTGCCGCCTTAGTTCCTGATTCTAAACGAGCCGCTACATTCACAGCATCCCCTATAGCTGTGTAATCAAAGCGTTGATCTGATCCCATGTTTCCAATGATAGCCTCACCACTATTGATTCCTATTCCAATCTGTATAGGCGGCAAGCCTTTACCATGGAACTCAACATTTAACTCTGCCATGTTTACTTGTATTAACTCAGCACACTCAATGGCTTTGTCTTCGTGGTTTTCTAAGTCAAGAGGCGCTCCAAAGATTGCCATCATTGCATCACCAATGTACTTGTCTACCATGCCACCGTATTCAGCCACTGCTGATTGTTGGGCTGTAAGGGCTTTATTCATTATGTAAGTCACTTCTTCTGGGCTTACGCTTTCTGATAGGGCTGTAAAGCCTCTAACATCTGTGAACAAAAATGTGCAGTACTTCTTCTCGCCACCAAGCTTTAAAATCTCTGGATTGTCTTGAAGTTTCTTAACCTGTCGCGGGTCTAGATAGTGTTCAAACTGCTTCTTGATCTGTTGCCGTAGCTTGTATTGTTCTTTGTAGTTCAGGTAGAACATTGTGCTTGCTACAACAAACTCAGAAATTAAAGTCCATGTAACATCTAAAAGTATTCCGTGTCGTATTAGATACACCCCAAACGCTGAAGTACCTAACATTATTCCTCCCGATAACACTACCCCCAAGTATATGCCGCAGTAGCTTAAAACTAAAACAACATAAAGAACACCCAACACAAAGAAGATTAATTCAAAAAACAAGGATGCCTGCGGAATCATAGGCATAGCTTTGTTAGATGCGTGTAGCGTTGTCTCTACTAAAGCCGCCTGTATCTGGTGTGGATACAACAGCCCGACAGGTGTTGCAACTTGTGGTAGTATTCCCTTGGCTGTCGTGCCTACGATAACCATCTTGCCTTCTACGTCCATAGCCTGTAAAGAAGTGCTGTCTGTTTCTACCCAGTTAACCCACACCCTTCCATCGCTGTCGGTTGGTATCGGGTTGAGTTGCTTTACTCTTATTTCTTGGATGCCGTCACTGTTTGTTTTGATGACATAGGTGTTGGTTTCTGTCGCGGCCTTTAAGAGTTGAGTGCCAAAGCTTGCCATCCAACCTTCAGGGCTTCTCATCAATAGCGGCATTCGTCTGACCAAGTTGTCTACGTCTACTGGCGCTGATACTATTCCTTGAAGTGCTACATCTCTTAAAGGCTTTATGTTCTGTGTAACGCCTTGTGCTTCTATGCCGCCAACATCATCGCCCAGTATTACTGTGCCTTCGGTGAGCGGTACTTCTTTGTAGCCGTCAGTCTCAAACATAGCAATCACTGAGGGATAATACGACAAGGCTCTTGCAAAGATTCCATCGCCGCCAAACCTGTCTGGCTCACTGAATACTGCAACCCAAGACACTGACATAGCCCCTGCATTCAGCAGTTCTACGTGTATTTCAGCTAGGCGTTCACGCGGAAAAGGCCAACCGCCCTCGTTGTGAATGTCTTCTTCTGTTAAGTTGAGCAGTACTATATTATCTGTAGGCTCTTCAGTCTTAACAAATGCATCAAAAGTTCTTAGCTTTATAACTTCAAGCAGTGTTGGCTGATATACTAAAGCCGCAAACAACACCGAAACTACAAGCCCTATAATTGTTTTTTTTATATTGTATCCTTTCTATTATGCAAGCACATCTATAAACAAACCCCTGCGTGTTAGCGGGAAGCCGTACTTAATTCTTATATACCTGCTATAGTTACTTATCATCCTTCCTGAGTAATCCTTATTACAGAATCACCGCCATTAATCTTGACGGTATTAGATACTCCGTCTTGTATTAAAATTACCGTGTATCCGTTGCTGATGTCTAAGTCTAGTCTAACTGACTCGCTTACGTTTCTTATTAAGCTTAACACCTGCCCTGTAATGAGGGTAGTTATCTGAGTTTCTGCGTCTGATCCTAGCGCAGTGCCTGATACTGTTACGCCCGAAACCTGTGCAAGCTGATCTTCTTCTTCTGAAATAGCTAAAGAGTCTAGTATATTTAGTAAGTCTTCTAAGTAATTAACATCTAAATAATTTATATCTAACTCTGTAAACTCTAAGCTGTCGTCCTTTAAAAAGTCTTCATCCAAGTAATCAATATCTAATTCATTAAAGTCTAGGATGTTTGCAGACTTTGTAACCCTTTCTTCAACAACAGTCTTATCTTCTTTAGGCGGTGCAACAATCAGCATGTTATCAATAAAATCTAAAGTCAGGTCTAGTATAACAGGCTTTGAGGGGGCTGACTCAAACACCGAAACCGTTGTAGCTTGGTAAGGCTTATTCAACAACACCGTACCCATAGCGGTAATCACTTCTATCTCGCCACTCGATACACCGTACTGGTCAGGAAGAAGTATAATAAGACTGCGGCCCAGTTCATCTACGGTGGCTGTAAAATCTGTGCCGCGAATTGCTATGTCAGCCGTTGGAGTCTTTAAAGATATATTTCTTTTGTTTAACTTTCCGCTTATAAATCTTGCAGTTCCTAAGCCAAACGTCAAAGCCATCTTAGACTTGTTGGGATCGGGGTCATAGATGTACTTGTCTATAGTCAATTGGCTGTGTTCAGTCAGCTTAACCGTTGAGTCATCTAAAAACTTAATTGCCATGCGGCCATTAGCGGTCACGGCTTTATCGTTTGTCTGTACTGAAAACTTTAAGTCAGCGGCAAACGGCGCTTCTTCTCTTTTTATTTGTGCGTATCCTGATACCTCAGATACTCCACCAATCTCAACAGCCTGTGCTTGTACCCTGATCGTTTTGAATGATACACACAGTACCATTAGAGCCAGTAGAAAGTATTTTAATCCAATCATTATCCAATGTACTCAGTTGCTGAACATTAAAGGTTCGGCTTCCACCTGTGTGGTCAAGATAGAAGTAGCCCTGCGCTGACGCTGTAGTTCCTGTTCCTGTGTAGGTGAGGGCGTTATCAGAGCCATCAATGTCTACGTAGTTTGTTGCACCATCAATGTTAATGTTGGATGTAATGGTGTTGTTAGAGCCTTGAATAAGCCAATCTAGGTTTAAGGTAGCCGCTAGAGCCGTAGTGCCTTGATTCAGCGTAAAGGTGTTACCTGTCCCTGTCACATCTACTTGGTGATCGGAACTGTCCGCGCCATAGGTATTGGTGGGGTCTACTTGGATGGTGAAGGAGTTTGTTGAGCCTGTGAAGTTATAGTCACCTGTGAAATTGTCTGCCCAGATGTCACCTAAAAACTTGTTAGTGCTTCCAATCATATTTATATCTAGCGTCATGCTAGAGCCATCGAGATCAAGAGTTGTTAAACTTCCTGCCGTAGAGTTAATCCCACCTATAATGTTACCTGACCCTAGTTGTTCTATATCTATGTTTGCTGTTGCGCCACTTTGAGTAATAAATATTTCGTTATCAGCCGCGTATAGCGGAGAGACACTCATCATCACAAGCAGGCTTAATAATTTCTTCATGTTTCCAGAACTCCTTTGAGTAGCCTATATTAATTAATTCTAGAACAGCGCCTTCGATAGCTTTCATTAGGGCTATGGTTGCCGACTCATTACTGGCATTGCCTAATTCAACTTCAACAAGCTCTGTTCCCATTTCGGTAAACCTGAAAACATCTTCTGATTGTCCATAGCTGAACACTGTTTTCTGGCTCATTACTTCTATGAGTATCTCGCCTGTCGCAACAGACACTAGCCTTAAAGATACTGTGATGTTGTCCTTCCGATACTGTGCGCTTTTACCTATTCCTAAATACCTAGCTCCCACACCACCAGTAGCTAGATTTGTATCGTAAGCAATTACTGCTCCTTCTAACAACACCCCCGCAAATAACAGGGGCGGTACACTTTTAGATTCTTCATTGTTAGCAAGCTGTTCTCTGGCTGATCGAATCAGTTGTCTTTCTTTTGTTAGGTTGTCTAAGCCTACGCGCTCTACAACTCTAAAGAACTCGCCGTTGCTTGCGTGTTTCAAAGCTCTGATTAGCAACGCGCTAGGTTGTTGCGTAACAGCCGTAGAAAACAACGCAAACGAACTATTGCTTTTTCGCTGTCCTGTCTGGTCTGTAAAAGAACTAGGGTACACTGCAACCACAGGACGTATTGTAGGCGCTTTTACACTTACTAAGTCTTTGGATTGTAGCTGACTAATTTTAACTGCATCATTAGTACTAAACCGTTGGTCATAAGTATCTTCAAACTGATCAAATATTGAACAGCTAGAAAGTAAAAGTACCAACGGGTAGAGTAATCTCTGTCGTATTTCCATCTGAGTCCGTTATTATTAGGGTTATAAAATCGCCATCTGTAAAATACTCGATGATGTTGCCTTCAAGTTCTATGATACCTTCAGTGCTTGCGGTATCTCCGAATAGATTGTTTACTAGTTGGCGGCTAAGCTCCGCATAAATGCGTGACTCTAGGTTACGTATAAAACGAGCAAGGGTTGTGTTCTCTGCCTCGCGCTTTAGTTCTTCTTGATAGGCTTTTAGTTCTTCGGCAATGTCTTGTTTTCTGTTGAACTCTTGGTTCTCAATAGTCAAGTAGTGGCTTGAAGTATTAACGCCATTGAAGCTAGGGCTTTTGAAGGCGTGTGTTAGTTGGTCAGCTAACGTGTGTCCTGACCACAGTACTACAAAAAAACACCAAAACACCAAACAAAACCAACAGTTTCGCAATGTTTTGTGACTTCTAAATGTAGGTTTTAATTTCAATTTAATCTTTCCTCTGGTCTTTTTTGCCATCTGATCTTGCTATCCTATCTACGTCTACTTGAATCCCCATAGCAGTTCTCACCATAGAGTCTATTCTTATCATGTCGTTATCCATTTGTCTTACTCTGTCTATTAATGCAACTATCATGCCGTGTTGTGTGTCTAGTTTTTTATGTACGTCTGCTATTAAATGTTGAAACAGTTTCCATACAAGGTATCCTAGTCCTACAGCAAACGCCGCAGGTATTCCTATTGTTTCTACCATGTCCATAGTTGTTGATGGATTCATTATTTTTTACTCACTAAGCTACCGCCAAAGTACATGCCTATAATTGCTGAAACTAAGTTGGTATCTAGCTGTGTTATTACTAAACCTTGAAAAGTTATCCATTCAAAGATTTCCCTACCTTCAGTAAGAAATAAAAATCCGGGCTGAAAATTTGTGTAGCCTACCGTAACATCTACATTAGGATAATATACGGCTACAAGCTTTGGCAGTATTACAATAGCAAACACTGAGGACAGCGCGATGATTCTGCGAGTCCATTGAAAGCCCTTATCTTTTACATTCCTTGCGGCTTTTATAGCTTTCATTTCAAACTCACCGCGAGTTATAAGAAGCTTTTGTTGCTCTTGTTTTGCCTTGCGACTTTCTGCCCACACACTCATAACCCCGCCAAGAACTGTGGAGCCAAGCATAGTTATTATTTCAAAAGGAAAGCCCATTTAGTTACCAGATAACAGAGATAATTTATTTTTTGCGTCTGCGCCTTGTAAATATTTAGCTATTGCAAAAACAGCATTTACATTATGATTTTTAAGAAAGTTATTAATTTCTTTTTCATCCATGTTTAATATTTGTTTTTTTGTTTTTCCCATAACAGCTTCTGCTTTTTTCCCTATCAGCCCTGAAGTTTTAATAATATCTATAGCTGTTTCTGGTTCTACTTGCCAAGCACCTCTTGCAGGGCCACCACCACCCTGCTCTAATAATTTACCACCTAAGCTTTCGTGTTTTGCTGTAGCAATTAAAATTTCTTTTAATTTAACTTGATTATTAATTCCTTTATCACCTTTAAAAACTTTTAGCCCTTTATCTAAAGCTTCTTCTACTCCAAATACAAGAGGGTTTGATTGATTACTTAAAAATTTAGTTTCTTTTTCAGGGTTGTTTGTAGTTTGATAAACAGAACTCCATATCTTAACAGGTTGTTTTGCTTCATCAACAGAATTTTTACGCTGAATGTTTTTAGAAAGCGCATTGCGGATAACTGCCTCTTCATACTGTGGTTCAGTTTTAGGAAGTTTAGCAACTACTTCGTCTATATTAGAAGGAGAGTAACCAAGTTGTTTTAACACTGCAACTTTTGCAGAACTCATAGCTTTTGACATAGTGGAAAAAATATCAGACGAACTTTTAGTAGGGGTATCGTCTAGCGATAAATCTAAAAGGCTGTCTTCAATTTCATATTGAACAGCGCCATCAGGGTCTATTTCCATTTGTCTGTTTTCAATAAACTTAACGTCTTCTTCTTCTCTTAAAGAAGGCTCATTAACTAAGTTAACTTTACCGCCCATAGAAAATTTAGCACGGTCTTCCATGTCTGTATAAGCTTCGCCTGCTTGTGCGTTATATGGCAACCCTGTAAGCTTGTCAATTCTTTCGTCAGGCTCTGTAGGTACGTTAGGAACATCTTTAACTATTCCTCCTGTAGCGTAAGTTAACAGTCCTCCGTCAGATTCAAACTCAGGTATAAGTGATTTTTCAAATTCAGATACTTTTTTATCTGCTTCATATACAAACTGATCCATGTCGGCCTTAAACTTTTCTGCTTCGTCTTCATCTACAATTCCTAAAATTCTTTGTATAGGGACTGTAGCGGCAGGTACTTTTCTAGCTAACGTAGGAACAATGCCGCGCCTAGTAGCACTTAAAGCATCTGTAGCTAGTGGGCCAAAAGGCGTTGTAGCATATCCAAGAACAGAGCCACTATATTTAGCGGCATCGTAACCTTTAGTAATGTTGTCAGCTAAAATACCTAAGCCACCTACACGCTTTACTGCCTGTAAGTTTGCATTGAACGCACCTTTTTCTTCTGACTTACCGTCCGATCTCCAATCATTCATGATACGAGCTACCTGAACCATTGATAAAGCAGTCACTGCGACCTTACCTACGTTGCGCGGGTCACCGCTTTTAACATCTTTTGTAAGTTGCTTAACGCTTCCTTTAAGTACCGTGTTTGTAAATGCCGCAGGGTAACCCATCAACTGAAAAGCTATAGAGGTTTTAGGGTTACTAAACAATAACGGCTTTAAGTTAGAAATTCCAGAAGGCTGTAAAATTACAGAGTTAGCATAACGTGCCGCCCCTGACAGGAACTTCTTGTCGTAAAACTCGTCATTCCTTTTAGCTCCACGCTTGTACCACTCCATAGCATCCTTATAATCTATGTCTAGTTCAGCTAACTCACCTATTAAAGTGTTTTGCCTTTTGCCTAGCGGCTTAGCTCCGTGGGCTACAAGAGCTTGAATGTTTTCTTCAATTAAATTCTTACCGCTCATAAATGAACTTGTCTGTACAAACTTTGTCCAATCTTCAAGCAAGGTCATTTTAAAGAAACCACTACTTGCTTTCTGCATCCATTTGGTTTGCAAGTCATCACCGCCTAAACGGTTTTCTAGCTGAGTCAATCCCATATCCATACCCAAGCTAAACTTACGCATTTCCGCTCGTGCTTCTGCGGCTGTCATATTGTGCTGAGACATTAGTTTAGATTGCATGTTTCCTGTAGCGCCTTTGTACGAAAGCTCCATAGCTTCTGACAAGCCTTTAAAGCTGTTTTTAAATCCGGCCTTACTAAAGTTTAAGAAGACTTCTGTTAAACTAGATACCGTTGCAAGACCTAAGTAAGCTACTCTGTTTACTAAACCGTAGCCGTCTACTGCGCCTTGAGCGTACTTGCCAAACCTGTTTAAGTTTTCAGAAGTGGTAGTACGGTATACTCGTGTAATTCTTTCAGCGTCTTTAGCAGTAAATGTTTCTCCTGCCTCAGACATTTCTTTACGAATTTGATTTATATAAAAGTCTTTAAATTCTTTTTCGTTTCGCACACCCAAAGTTCTAACCTTTGCCAAACCTTTAGCGGCTTGGAAAGTATAAAGGTTCATAGTTGCTCTAACGTCAGTGTCTAAAAACTCTTGAAAATCTGCATCTCTTTTAATGTTATCAAAAGATCGCTTAGCTGAGAAAAAGAAACCGCCAGAACCACCGCCATCTAATTGACTGTCAATTTTTAACATGTCTTCAACTGCTTCCATTCCTTTACCTTTAGATACAACGTCCTGATCTTCAAATAATTTAGCTAAGCCTTCTTTGTTTTCTAAGATAGCTTTACGATTCCAAGAACGCGGAATGTAATCAGCCACTTCGTTTTCAATAAGTCCTGCTTCTTTAAGCTCAGCCCCCATCGACTGATATAGTTTTTTAACGCCTACTGAAGCTTTGTTAATTTCTCTGTTTATTTCAGAAGACAAGCCATTGTTAGTGCTTTTTGCTTTTTGACCACGCACAGCTAACATTAAAGCATCATTAACTTTGTCAGCTAGTTTAGCATTGTCTTCGTTACGCCTTAAAAATTTACTAGTAGTTAAAGGCTCGACAATGGCCCTGTAGTCTTCAAAGAAACGACCTTGAATTTCGCGTTGGGTTTCAAAGTAATCTTTACCGACTAAACGATCATTAACCTTCCAATCTATTCCCATCTCGTGAGAGAATTTTTCTTGAAGTAGCTTAGCTGTTTTAGATACTTTTGCAAAAGGACTTAAAACTCCTGAAGCTTTCCCTAACCATCGGCTAGTATTGTGCGTAGCGTGAGCGTACAAGTCTTTCTTTATTTTATTTTTTATAGCTCCTGCTGTTTTTTCTGTCTGAGCCGCCGCCATAATAATAGCCTGCACTTCTTCTACAGTTTTAGCACCTCCCCCTAAATCAGACGCATACTTTTTTATAAGCTCTTCGTCAGGTGTTATATCTTTATAGCTTCCAGAAGGCCCAGAAATTAAACGATCTAAGTCACTTAATACCCCTGCTCCAGAGGCAGGAATCCACTCGCCTTCAACGCCCTCGTCAAAAAGCTCAGCGCCCCTTTCAGGTGTAAACTCATCCATGTCAGAGTCAGTTTTAAATTTCTGGGTTAGCTTGTTAATACCGACAGTCATTCCAACATTTAAACCCGCTGAAATTCCTGCTGTAGCTACTGTTTGAAGAGGATTAAAATCTTCTTGAGAGCCTACAGTTATGGCTAAATTTTGACGAGATACATCGTCTACTGTTCCTTGTATAGCACCGATAGCCGCTATAGATTTTTTTGGATTCTTATCCATCAATGCTCTAAGACTGCGTAAAGTTGTTTCTTGTGAAGGAACTTCGCGCACTGTAGTTGACAAGCCTTTAGATGGTAAACGAGACACAGCAGAGGGGCCAGTTAAAGCTTTTTTAATTGCTGTTTTTGCTCCTGCCTTTGCAGTTTCTCTAGCCGCTAGTGCCGCAGGAGCGCCTACGCCGCCTGTTTGTGCCGCAAACCAAACAGAACCAATATTAAATGGGTCAGTAACAGCATCTATGCCGTAGTCTTTTATCATTTCTGCCCATTCACCAATACCTTCTTTATCTATAGTAGCAAATTTATCTTGTATTCGTTTGTAGCTGTCTTTAATTTCTTGAGGCGCATCTTCTAATACCATAGCTTTTGCTATCATATTTTCAAAACGAGATTCACTGTCTCTAAAAGACTCTAAAACATCTGCATCTTCAGACGCTAAATCAAGAGAGGCGGGATCAAGAACCTTGCCTGCCATGTATTCCCGAACAACTGACCAATCTTTTTTAACGCCAGTATCTTCTCTAAATCTAGTAGCTGTATACGGCCCTAAAGATTCAGGTGTGGCTGTAAAAAAAGAAGAAAAGTCTTCGCCGCGAGAATCTGAAAAACTTCCAGTAAACTTATTGCTCATTCTATTCTCCGTATTTATTCATATAGTCAGTGTACAAGTTGTTTAAAGATTTTTGAGCAGATGTTATTCCATAGCTAGTAGTTTTTCCTTGCTTTGTTGTCATAGCTATGTTGTTTTGTAAAGTTTTTTGAGCCTTTAAAATTTTTAAATAATCTTTTTGTTGCCCGCCATAAAGTTGTTTGTGTTTTGCTACATCAGTTTTAGAAGAAAACTTAGGCAGTGCAGGAGGTCTAGGCATAGAGCTTAACAAATCGGGCGTTGCGTCTAATGCAATACTTTCAGGTTCATTGTTTTGCAAACCCTCTAAATTTGTATTTATAGTAGTTAAGCTAACATCCTCTTTTATTAAAGATTCATTGTATAATTCTTCGATTTTTCCTAAATCTGTAATTGTAGGATTTTTGTTTGAAAACTGTGCTAAACCTTTTATTTCTTTATGGGCTTGAATTACAATCTGATTGCCTGTTCGCTCAACTAACTCATCGTATTTGTCCATAGATTTAGGAGTTAACTGTCTGTAGTCTTTAAATAAATCTTTTTTACCTGCGGGAGAAG